TTTCGCTGATTCTTTTTAATTGCTTCTTCATCTCTCATTAGCCAACCCGCATTTAATTCTGCTATAGATTTTTTTTTATGTGTCGCACACGGATTATTGCAATAAACCTGCGGAGTATTCCAAGGCACAAACATTTTTTTACATTTTTTGCACTCTTTTGGCTCAAATATTTTTCGCTTTGCCATATTAACCTAAAACTTTATTTTTAAAATAGGAAATGAGGGAATCGAACCCTCTTCCTTGGTGAGAAATTCTACAAACTAACCACGCTCTACCATTGAGCTAATTTCCTTTTATCGATTCAATAATTTTGCATATTTTGCACATTCTTCAAAATGATATTTAGACCAATTCAATTTTTCTTCAATATATTCCCATTCATCAATGCAGTGTAAACCATAATTTGATAATGCCGTTGCAAATGCAATCACTAATCTGGAATTTATTGTACTACCACCCACCGATGAGCAAGCAGCAACCCAAGCATCTCGTCCTATTTGTCGCCAAGTTACATTAGGGAGATACCATACTCTATCATAAGCATCCTGATATGTTCTTACAGCGTGATAATGATGATGATCGTATTCATCTTGCCATTTTTGAACTTGATTAACCGATACTCCATTATTTCGTCCAGGTTTTGCTTCCCATCTGCTTCGTCCTTGATATTTCTCAAATAAAAACTCTTGATTATATGGAATTCTATACTCTTGACAATACCCTTTATCTTTCATATAACAAAATAAACTGATTATCACTAAAATTAATGTCACAATCCATTTCAAATTTTTATTGTTTTTCCAATCTTTATTAATTTTTTTTCGATTAACATAAACCATCATATTTCCCTTTGCAAATTATTCTTTCCAAAACCTCAAAACGATTATGCAATTCCAAATATTGCTTACATAATACGCCATGCTTGGCATATAAAGATTTTCTCATTTTGTCATTAGTTTTTTCAAGCATTCTCATGCGTTCTTCTAATGCTTCAACACTAGTCATTTCATGAAATAAATCTAATTGCAGTATCATAAAAACCTCGACCAAAAACTATAAGAAAATCCTATTTAAATGACAATTTATTAACTTTTTTTAATGATCAAACAGCTTCGAATACATTCAGATATCCACGCTTTTAATGTCATTTTGGATTTTTTAGCTTCTTCTTTGGCTCCTTGGTGAATATCAGCATCTAGACGCACTAATAAGGTAGGGTCTTTACGACCCTTTGCCCATTCGTTTTTAGCCATTGATAGCTCCTCTTAAATACTCAATTCTTCCAGCAATATCTTGATCATCGTAAAACTCCGATTCCGATTCTAAATTATTACCACCGTGAAATTCGCAATATTTATCAAAATCTAAGGCAATTTCTTCTAGTTCTAAAAAGCTTAAAAACTTTCCTAATTCAATAAATGCATGATAATGGTCATTACTTGAGTTTGAATTTAAATCTAAAACTGCTAAAATTTTCTCCGCTTCATCCTCATTAACACATGTAATATCATCGGCATATTTTGAATATTCCACGATAAAATTCAATTTTTCTTTATGTGAATTACATTCATAATATAAATCATTTTTAGCACCTGTAAAATCGTTTTCATGGTCGTATCCAGATATTTCTGAGACAATTTTTTGTGAGTTATTGTATTTCATTTTATTTATTCCTTTACTTTTGATGTTAAGCGACATTCATTTGTGCTTCAATATCTATAATTTACCAAAATGGTAAATTAAATACAAGAAAAAGAATCGAGTGTTGAATTAAATTACTTCCTATTATATAGATATATTTTTTAAGAAAAGATTAGTGCGTGGTTAATTCCACAATTATGGAGCATGAGAGTTTAGCGGCTCATGCTCTAACTTAATATATACACATAGGTAACCATGCTACAACCACTCGACAAAAGAATTATCATAAAATCTATCGTCAGACCTAAAAAAGAATCGGTACTTATTCTTAAAGACGAATCTCCTCAGGCTTATGAAGTTTTATCTATTGGTGATGAAGTCACAAAAGTAAAAGTGTCTGATACTATACTCATAGCTGCCTATTCCACCTCAGAAATACTCTACGAAGGCATAAAATATACAATTGTTAATGAATCTAACATTATTGCAAAGGTTGTCTAATGGCTAAGAACAAGGAAATAATTAATCCTTGGAGACCTAGAGAACATGATAGAGATCAAATAGCTTCCGAGCTTATTCAATGGGCTAAACAAGAAGATAGTATAAATCTTTGTGGTTTCTGTGTATCTAGAGAACATCCTTTAGCCCCCTCAAAACTATCACAATGGGCAAAAGAATGCGATAACTTTCGGCAAGCACTTGAAATTGCAAGAGCTTTTTTGGGTAGCAGAAGGGAACGTTTACTTAACTCTGAAATGCTCCACGTTAAAGGTTACGACCTAAATGCAACCACTTATGATCCATTCTTAAAAGAAGAAAAAATGTTTATTTCTCAATATGAGTCTAATCTTCGAAAAGAATCAGAAACAAAACCCACTCAAATTAATATCAAGGTATCAAATGACGGTCTTGGAAGTGGAATTGGAATTCAATCCGAGAACATATCAAATACCGATCATAAAGGCTCTAAATAGTGGTATCAAGCGTGCTGTTTGGTGTGTACATCGACGTGGGGGTAAAGATGTTACAGCATTTAATTGGTGCATCTTTCAATTATTGTTAAACCCTGGATGGACAGCCTTTCATATTCTTCCTACATATTCACAAGCCAAAAAAGTAATCTGGGATAGTTCCACAAATGATGGTAAACGCATCCTTGATTATATTCCCAAAGAATTAATAGAGTCCAAAAATGGCCAAGAAATGAAAATAAGGTTCACTAATGGATCTATGTTTCAGCTTATTGGCTCTGATAATATCGACAGCCTTGTTGGTAGTAACCCTAAAATTATCATATTCTCTGAATATGCAATACAATCACCAGCCGCTTGGGCCTATCTTTCTCCTATACTTGAAGTCAATGGTGGATATGCTATTTTTATTTCTACACCTAGAGGTAAGAACCATTTTTATGAACTTGTAAAAAGTGCAAGAAGCAATAAAAATTGGTTCTGCGAAGTGCTATCAGTAAAAGACACAAATGTTCTCACAGACGATCAAGTTAAAAATATTCAAATTGAAAATGGTTTCAGCGATGAACACATGCAACAAGAATATTATTGCAGCTTTGATAGAGGTGTTGAAGGTTCATATTATGGTAAAGATATTGCTAAAGCTTATCAAGAAAAAAGAATATGCAATGTTCCATATAATACTAATTCTCCAGTGCATACCGCGTGGGATTTGGGCTGGCGTGATTCAACGGCTATAACTTTTTGGCAGGATATTGGAGGGGAATGCAGAATAATTGACCATGTAGAAGCTAATGGCGAAAAAATGAGCTATTTTGCCAAAATATTACAAAACAAACCTTATGTATATGGCACACATTATGTACCCCATGATGCAGCCTCTGAAGATGCTAAATCTTCGTCTTATCAAGATGTTCTTTATCAGTTAGGTATTAAAACAACCGTTTTAAAAAGAGAAAGTGATATAGGACCAGGTATTGAAGCAGTTAGAGCATTGATCGGAATAGCATTCTTTGATGAACAAAATTGTAAGCATCTTATCAAATGCCTTGAAAATTATCACAAAAAATATAATGAAAAGCAAGAAGTGTATTCCGATTCACCTTTGCATGATTGGAGTAGTCATTCAGCGGATTCAATGAGATATCTAGCACGAGCAAGAAATGAATATGGAAGAGGGCCAGGATCAATGACGAAAGAATCACTTCAACAAATAAAATTACGAGCTGGATATGGCCCTAAACAAATCCCAATTAATCAAATTGGGCAAATTTCCAGATCGTTTGGGAGATAAAAAAATGGAAAATGAAAAAAAATACATTTATGAATTATTTAACAAAGAAATATTAAAACTCAGAAAGGAAATTTATGACAAATATGCTCCCAGATTAAACGAATGCTACGAAGATATAGACGTGAAAACCGCTTATGAATTTTTCATTGCATTGCCATGCATGGAAACATTTAACAGGCCGTCATGGGAATCATTATGTGAATGCTGTTCAATTGCCCAAGAAAACAGAGAAGAAAATCTTAAATGACACATAAAATTATCCACAATGATTGCCTTATTGCTATGAAAGGATAAATTCTGCACAATGCACCTCTCAAAAGTAAATGGAGATGTTTAATGGAATGGATTAAATGCGACGAAAAAAAACCTAAAAGTTATGTAGATGTTTTAGTCACAGATGGTGAAAGACAGTGGATAGCGTATACTTTTGATAATATATATATATATTTAGCTAGTCATCCAGATTACGATAAAGAAACAAAAAATCAATTTGCTGCGCATTTCATCACTATAGCTAAACCAACCCACTGGATGCCATTGCCTAGTTTGCCTATGGAATAAATATGAATTGGACAAATGTTAAAGATACTCTCCCATCCCCTTTTGAAGTCGTTTGGATATATTGGAGAAATAGAGAGGTGTTATTAGGCTGTCGAGTTTATGAAGATGACCCTAATGGAAAAAAATATGGATCATCCGAAGGCTGGTATTCATTTGAAGACGAAAAGTGCCGTTGGACTCATTATTGGATGTCTGTTAAAGATAGCAGATTAGATAAACCAGAACCACCAAGAGATTAATAATGATTAATTTATTGCGAAAAAATGTAAAATTATGAATAAAGATTGCCCATGTTCTTACTGCAAAGCTAATGTAAATGAGTATTTTTGTATTTCATGTAAATATAACTTTAACGAATGTGAAAGTTTTTACGAATTTAAAGAAAATACTCAGCTAGGTATGCTTGCTCCAGGAATACAATTATGCCCTAAATGTCATCCAAAAAATAGTAAAAAAGATAATGATATTTTTATTGCGAAAACATGTAAATATTAAATTTATGCCCTTAGAATATATCTACAACAGCATGACAATTTAGTTATTATAACATAAGATAGAATATCAGACGTTACTTGCATTAACAACCTCTCTCATTGTGCAACACACATCAAAATATCCGTCTTCGAATTCTATTTCTCCAAGATAACAATGACCATAATCATCGTCATAATGGCACGAATCGCAGCATTTTCTTTTAATATTAAATCTTTTTGCTAAATCTGGACACCAACCTAGATATTCTTTCTCTTCATTCATTTTTTTTCCTTTTTGTTAATCCTTCTTGTTTAAATCAACGCTTTCAAAATCTCTGTAAACTTTTTCAAATGTTTGATCTATATTATTGTGCAGGAAAGGCAAATTTTCTTTAGTTATACCAGCAAACATATGCATTTTCATTGAAATCATTAATAATGACATCGCAGCTTCATATGCTTTATCTTGATCGTTAACACATTCATCCAAAATTTCATTTAACAACCTGTAAATTTTACCATAAATTTCTATGTATAAACTATTGTCTGTCATTTTTTCTTCTTCTTCATCCATTTTCAATATCCTTAATCAAATCACGAATATCCATCGTTGAAGTTTCCGTCTCTTGAATCTGCTTGTACATCTTAGCAATAAACTCATAGCATTTCATATGGACTTTCATGTCCTCGTCGAGATCAACAGGAACTACTGGACCGTTTAGGATAATTTTTTTTCCATAATACTGATCTTTTTTATTCATAATATGGTCTTCTTTTTAACTTATAAATAAATTGTTCAACTTCTTTGCAGTCTAAATAATCGCCCCTAAAAAATACTACTGCACATCCTAAGTGCGCAGCGTCTCCTGTAATGGAAAATCTTTTCATTTCATTGAATTGCTCTAAAGCTAATTTCATAGGATTGTCTTTCATTTTATCTGAATCTATCCACACACCGCAATCACATTTATTATTTTCAATCTTAGAACCACACATATCACAATTTGTCTTCATTTTTCTTTAATCCCTTTTCTCTGTATGGTATATATTAAAATTTATAAGAGGTGTTTTTCATGACTAGCGGAATGTTAGAGCGCTCACAAGTGGTGCCAAATATATACAGCTCATACCAGCAGGAAGGCAAACGCAGTATTGTAGCAGAAGCAGATTCGAGATACCAACAAAATTTAGCTGCATGGCAACTTTTTTTCTGGGAACAAATGATTGATAGAAAAGTATATCTCGGCGATCAACGATATCTTAATCTATATTCTGGAACTAATTACGAACAACAAAAATATATATTTAATGTTGCTATGCCAGTCACAAATATGGTAGTGGGACGTCAAAGACAGCATAGAAAAGGCACTAAACTCCTACCCACACAAGGAAGTTCTTCTAAAACAGCTTCTCAAGGAACAAAAGTTCTTCAAGGCGCCTATGGAATAGATAATACATATAATACAATTTCAAATTGCTTTAAAGAATCCTGTATCACTGGTTTATCATTAATGCATTCTTGGATAGATTACAGACGTGATCCAATTTGCGGAGATTTGAAAACAGAATGTTTTAGTGCTGACATGATTATGATGGATGCATTCTGGCGTGAACAAGATCTTTCTGATTGCCAATTTATTCGTACACGTAAATATCTTCATAAAGAACAAGTTAAAGAAATGTTACCTGGCAGAGAATATGATATTGATATGCTCAATGACCAGGCATATTTTGATACTAAATTTACTTTTATGCCTCAACAATATAACATCAGGCGGAAAGGATTTCTTGCTTATGATGAATATTGGTATCTTACTGAGCGAATGGGCACATTTATTGTTGATCCTGACACCTATGAAAGCACAGAAGTAGACTTTGACAAAGAAGATCTAAATAATCTTAAGCTTAAATTTCCAAATATAGTGGTAGTTCGTGAAAAAGTACCGACAGTACATTTGGCTATCATTGTTAACAATACTTGTTTCTATGATGGGCCTAATCCCCTCGGAGTGGATTATTACCCATTTACTCCTTTCGTAGGCTATCATGATCTTGCTAATAATAACTACTCTTACCGTTATCAAGGAATAATTAGAAATATTCGGGATAGCCAATATTTATATTCCTATCGCAAGCAATTAGAGATGGATCTATTAGCTGCTCAATTTTCAGGTGTAGACGTTGAAGAAGATGCGCTTATTAATGATGAAGACGCCTTTAAAGTAGGACCAGGAAAGGTTAGATTTTTTAAAAAAGGTAGATTGCAGAGTATAAATGATAAGCCAGGAGCAAATATAAATCCTGCTAATTTTAACGTCACAGAACAGCTTAAATTGGATATACAATCAAATGCAGGTGTTACACCAGAGTTGTTGGGGCAAGCGGAAGATAGTGATGTTGGAATTACGGAACAATTACGTCAGGGAGCTGCCCTAACTACTCTCCAAGAACTATTTGACAATCTCGATCTTTCGCAAACGAATGCTGGTCGTTTACATTGGGCACTAATTCAGAAAAACTATACATTGGGAAAGGTAAAACGATTCTTAGATGGAGAAGAACCCACAAATGAATTCAGAGATAAATCCTTTCAAAAATATGATTCAGTTGTGGGACGAGCGCCTCTCACAGATACCACACGGCAGCTTGCGTTTAGAGAGCGTTATTTCTTATGGAAAGATGGATTCCCGATCCCTCCAGATCAAGTACTTGTCGATCTTGATATACAAGATAAAGATAAGCTTATGGAGTCAATACAGCAGGCACAACAGCAGAAGCAAGAGCAAGAACAGCAAATGGCGCAATTGCAAATGCAGAATCAGCAAATCGTTAATGAATCACTACAATCGAAAGCACAAAGTGATCGCAGTCTTGCAGCCGAGCGTGAAATGCGTGGGCGATTAGAACAATATGAAATAGTTACAAAAAACAATGAATCTGAGCATATGAAATCTCTTGCCGTTCTTGATAAAGTAAAAGCTGCTAAAGAGGTAGAATCAATGCAGGTTGATAATTTTGTAAAAATATTTTCTTTGATAGAAAATATACAAAATAGGCAAGATCAAAATCAAATAAAACAAGAACAAAATATAGGGGTTTAAAATGGGACATTCACATAAAAATACTTCAATGGGTGGTTCAGGAAAAGGTGATGCAGGTTCTAGATATTTACCAATCGGGGAAAATCGCGAACATACTCCACCATCTGGGGCATCAAATTCATATGAAAAAGTAAGACGTGAAATTGATCGAAAAGATGATCGAGCTTTAGGTCACAAGCATTACACACGCGAGAAAATGGAAAATAAATAATAAAGGTGTTCTAAGTGGCAAATGGATTTCTCCTTTCTTTGGTACTCTTTTCTTTAACTAGTATTAAATTGGAGCCAATAAGTTCACGAATCTAACGTGATCCACTTAGAACGCTAATATAATATCACAAAGGAAATAAAATGGCAAGAATACCTATCATTGAAAGACAATCGAAACCATTGGTTCCGAGTAATAAAGAATTATGTACAGAACAGCCAAGGTATAGAAATACCGGTAAACCTCCGTTGGCAATAGATAAATCATACAGCCCACAAGCTAAAAAACAAAGAGAGAATTAAAATGGCAGCAACACCGAAACCAGTTAGAAAATTGAAAAAAGTACATGATTCTTCTGTAAGATCAAAAACGAAAGAATTAAAAGAAATGCATGGAGGACATATTAAATCTATGCGAAAACATGTAAAAAAATCAGAAAAAATGAGACATTCTAAAGAAGCCTTATCAGAATCATTTGGTCATATGATGAAACATGCGAAATGATCATTGGTTTATCTTAGGATTTATTTCAGGAATTATATTTACTATTTTTATGTATTGGATGGTGAAAAATGCCTTGTAGGTGTGAGGATAAAGAAAGTGATAATGGATATTGGGATTCTCACATAAAAGTTTTAATGGAACAACTTGTTGCAGAAATAAATAATACAATGCCTTGGCATTATGATAAAATATATGTTAAAAATGCTTGGGTTAAGACTTTTGATCATTTATTAAATGGATGCCCACAAAAGAAATGAAAAGAATAACTTGTATTTCAAAATGTCCCAAGGAAATATGAGATAAAATGATGAAAAAAGAAATGCCTAAGATGATGAAAAAAGGGTGTAAATAATGGCTAGAGATTGGCGTAAATTTGATTTTGATGAGCTATGTTTTATTTGGAGTGGTCATAAAATGAGAAATCCAAATATTGATCCCTTGCGTCAAAATTTTAGAGCAGAACATAAGAAAATTGAATTAACAAAAGAAGATATTGATGACCTTGTTGATTGCTTGTTAGAAAAAGTAATTAGAGCAAGAGATTGTTTGGAAGGTAAACAATGACAATGATACCCCCAAAAATAAAGAAACTCCCAAAACTTCATAAACCACTAGGTGGATATGTGAATAATCCATCTCAAGGATCTACACATAGCAATAGATCACTATATTTAGGTGGTGCAAAGATGAGAAATGCATAATGGTTGAAATAATAAGAAGTAATGATATGCCGGAAGTAGGGGAAATACTACAAGCAGCTTTGCCTAAATTTAAGGCTCATATTGAAAGTATAGCGCAACAGCAATATGAAAAGTGCCAAGAAAAAGGCTTTGATCTTCCTAAATATTACATATGGATTCTCTATTACAAAAGTAATGAATCAGGAAAATTAGTATTTAGACCAGCTATTTGCAGAGTAACAAGACCTAGCCCATATCAAGATGAAGATATGTTTTTATGGTCTGTTACAAATTATAATAAACCCAAATTTGAATATGCTATCCCTAAAGCTTCTACATTGAAATATTTTCTAGAAAATCCTGATAAATGCGAAAAAAACCATCTGGAAATGCTTAAGAAGTATGTACAAGATAATCTTGAAAAAGTTGAAGATTATCTAGTCGATGGAAGAATTGTCTAAACTTCATCTTTAAACACATAAGTTGATTCACATTCAACACATATCCAGAATTGCTCATTCCAAGGATAATTCGCAGGACAAAGAATTAATTCCCCATCACATCTTTCACATTTATTGATAATTAAATTTTCCATTTGATTAAGATTCAATTAATAATCCAATATGATTCGCTATTCTTATAGCATTACATTCTTTGCACCTATGAACATCACTCGGAGGAAATCCTACAAATTTAATCATTGTTGAATCTATCCAATCTTTGCAGCCACAATCACAAACCTCTTGAGGTATATACATTTTAGAATATTCATCTTCAAAAAGAGAATGAATGCACACTTGAGGAAGTGTACCAAAATGAAAGAAATCAGATTTGCTTGTATCCATATTTGAATATTCTATTTGATTAAAATTCAATTTTCGTTTATCTATCAAGCAAGAAGTTCTTTTTTTAAATCTCTTTTAAGCTTAAGGATTAATTTATTTTTTTCTCTATATTTTTTTGCGTATTGAATATTATATTCTCTAGATTTTTGTCTTTGAAGTTTATTTCTTTCTCTAACACATAATTTACATTCAATTTGTAATCCATTTTTTCTAGATCTATTAAACCCAAATTCACTTGCAAGTTTTTTATTTTTGCAAGAACAACAACGTAAAAAATTATTCATTTTCAATTTTTTTAAGATCTTTCTCTCTTCCAAGCATATCAACAAGGTAGCTTATTCCTTGTTCATCAAAAAGTTTAGCACCTTTATAACCCAAAGATTTGGCCACTTTCCCTGCTATATTTTGAATTGCCCAACCAATATCACCAAGATCTTTATCTTTTAATTTTTCATAAAGAGATAATTTTCTTTTTTCTTCATGTGAAATTCAATTTTTATTTGATTTATATTTAATTTTTTTGTATTTACTCTTAGCAAGAAGTATATCACATATTTCCCATCGGCGCAACAAGAGATCTCGCCATTCTCAAAGGAAAAACATGAGTTTAACAGAACAGACGCAAGCACCTGACATCGTCGAGCAGGCTGTAGAAACACATGAGAAGACTCCGCAAGAAAGTTTTGCAGAGCTTCGAAAAGCTAAAGAAGATCTCGAACGTCAGCTATGGCAGGCTAATAAAGAGAGGGAAATGTATGAAAAACAAATGCAAATGCAACAGCAAATGCAATTGTCCACAGCATCTCCTCCTGAAGAAGAATACGATTACCGTGAACTTGAAAACGAAGAATTCCCCGATGGGAAAAAACTAGTTAAAGCCTTTAACCAGATGAATAAAAAACTTGGTGAAAAGGATAAAAAGCTTGCGGAGACTAATCAACAGCTTCTTTATTTACAAACCTGTCAAGAATTACCTGATTTTAAAGAGATCGTCACGGCTGAAAATATTGAAAAATATATCAAAAGTGACGAAGACAACCGCGAGGCTGTCGAGAAAGCAAGCAATCCTTTGAGAAAGGTTTATAATCTCTTAAAAAAAGATGCACGATTTATCGCTGATTTAGCTGCTAAACAGGCTAAAGATAAGCCAATCTCTCAGGAACAACAAAGAGTTAATGAAAAAGAAGGTAAACCAAAGTTGGGAAGTCTAGGAGTCCGCTCCGAAGCTGTATCAACTGCGGCAGCCGTTTCTAATTCTAAAATGACTAAAGAGCAACGCGCAGCACTTTGGAAAGAAACTCTTGCAGCTTCTCGAAAGTAAAGCAGCTTTACATTGGTTTTCTTCGTCTCCAACAGGAGACTAAAAAATGTCAGGGCCTACAACAACTAGCATTTTACCGCCTGCTGTTCAACAACAGCTTTCGATGAAATTGCTTGCTCGTCCTATGCCTGATTTGATTCATACTACAATGGGTTAATGGCTAGCTCATTTAAAACTTTTGGTAATTGACTTGGAGTGCCTAATGCCACTACATATAGCTTTTAATTTGATAACAAGTCTTGAAAAATGCAAATGTCCGGTTTGTCAAAAAGAGTTAAAAAAAATTAAAGAGAAATATGGATTGGATCAGGTTAACAAGGGGCAAGATGTGAAAGAAGAATTAATTAAATATGTTATGGAAAGAGCGGATCAATGTTATTACGATGATTTTCCAATATATAGCATAGAAATTTGGATAAATGAATTCTTTGATCAACTTCAGCCTGAGAGACTAAACCCAGAAGACATTAGAAATAATGTAAGCGATAGTCCGACCTCGGAAAATAAATAAAATCCGAGAGGTATACAGAAATGATATGCCCCTATGAGTAATCATAGAGTAACAAGAGTGTTTCCTATTACGATGGATCAACAAGCAGGTGATATTCTACGTAGACGTAGATATAAAAACCTACTAACAGCACCAGTGCCTCTTGGTAACGGTATTGTAAACCCAGCTGCTCAGCAGTTGACTGCGCTCGACATAGACGCCAGGATAGACTGGTACGGCACCTACCTAATCCTCCAAGAACAGGTAATGCTCATCAACGAAGACCCTAGAACAGGTTTTTGCGATTGCTTAGACGTTAGAATGGCAGCTTAAACAAACTCGCCTATTGCACTTAAACATTGATAATGTTATATTCCTTGTATAGACACAAGGAGATAAACATGGAGAATAATATTTTGGCTTATGCAGCTGGTGTTATGGACGGTGATGGAAGTTTTTCCATCTTTAAAAGAAAGCCGGGGAAAAAAGGGTATTCATCCTTATATTTTCCAATGATCCAGCTTGCAAATAAAAACAAGGCTTTGGTTGATTTTTTGATAAAAGAATTTAAGGGCAGGCTTTTTACTCGAAAGGAATATACAAAAGATGGATGTACAAGATTACCATCTCATCAATGGTTTTTGGAAAAATCTACAATGTGTTTACCTTTTTTGGAAAAAGTCATTCCTTATTTGGTGATAAAAAAAGAAAGAGCTGAATTTTTAAAAGAATTTATATTAAGAAATCCCAAACAAGGACGAGTTTTTTTATCCCAAGAAATATTACAGGAGAGAGAACTTGCCTATATGAAAATGAGATCTTTTAACGAAAAAAGAGTTAGTACGGATTCATTTTCTAGAAAAGGTTCAAAAAATTCAGATTCATCTGAATTTTGGGCTTATTTGGCAGGATTATTTGATACTGATGGTTCTTTTTCTGTGAAAAAAGAATTTAATGATATAAAAATGGTTAATCCAAAATACAGCTCACAAATTCTTTTATCAATGACAGATATAAAAGGAATAAATTTTCTCATTGAAAATTGTCCTTTGGGAAGTGTTTTTACTTCAGTAGCCAAAACTTGTAAGAAGGGAATGGTTTATAGATTTGGAATATATACAAGAGAGGAATCAATCCTTTTTCTTGAGAAAATAATTCCTTTTCTCCAATCCAAAAAAAATCAAGCCTTGAAATTATTGGAATTTTGCAATGGGTTTTCAATCACTCGCTACAACAGGGGTGAAATTGATGTTCATGAGTTAGATTTTCGCGAAGATTGTTATGAATGTATTAAGCAGTTAAATAAATATGGGGTCTATAAATCTTCTCTGATTGACTTGGAAGCCTAAAGCGGAAGCAATGGCGACAGGGGGCAAGCGTAAATGCAGCCTGAGAGACTAAGTGAGAAGACCCAGAAATGGGATGCGATAGTCCGGCCCAGACGACGAAAGGTCTGGAGAATGGCAGAAATGACCATTCCCTACAATATATTGTAGAGTAACAAAACGGTATTAAATAGCGCTGTAAGTACGCTTGGACAAAGTTTACGCGAGACAGAGGATCAACTGGCACGTAGTATGATGGAAGGGTCAGCCCCTCCTATTAATTGTACTAGTGGAACAAATGGAGATAATCCAACCAATATTAGCCCTCTAGACTGCTCTAAAGCAGTTAGATTGCTAAGAACAGCCAACGCTCAATTCATTATGGATTTGATCGAAGGTGAGGATAAATTCGGTACAGCGCCAGTAAGAACCTGCTTCTTTGGTTTAACTCACACTAATCTTAGTGCTGATTTGGATCAAATGACAGGATTCCAGAACGTTGCACAGTATGCAAATACTGCCAACTTGTTGCAAGCCGAATGGGGTACAATTAGAAATATTAGATTCCTGCTTTCATCAGTTGGATCTATTAGTCCTAATGCCTCAGCGAATGGTCAGGATATATATAATATATTCCTGCCAGGTCAAGAAAGTTATGATATGGTAGATTTGGACGGATATTCTGCCCAATTTATCTATGCACCGCCTGAGATTGCGTCTCCACAATTGAGACTATATCAAACAGCAGGCTGGAAAATGGCACAGGTATTTAATGTGACTAATACAAGCTGGATCATAAACCTACGCTGCACTCTTGCAGTGGCAATTTAATAAGGAGGTTAAAAAATGGCTGAAACTCAAATCACTCATGGCAGTTTTACAAATGTTGCCTCTACTCCTTTTTATCTTCCAATCCCAAATCTAATCCAAAGTTTTGAACTCTGGAATATGACACAGATGGATGCCACTGTAGGTGGAACTGCTGGTTCGACAGCAGGAGCTAGAATTATTAGAGCATATTTCAATGAGTATTTGACTCAAGGAACTGCTTTAGTAGATCAAGTAGGTACATATGACGGATCAGTGGCTCCAGTATATTCAGGTAATTTAGCACAGAATGGTTTTACATTATTCAATAGCTATTCTCCTGCTTATTATGCTCCTGTAGCGATTGCTTCGTTTACACCTGGTACAACAACTGTCTGGACAACTAGTGCAGATCATGGATTGCAAGTAGGAGATAATGTCAGAGTATACAGCTTAACAAGTGCGCCACAATTTGGCGGTTTAACTATGACTGTTAAAACTGTTGGATCTTCTACCACATTTACAACATTGCTAGATTCTACTGCCGCTACTACGTCAGTTGGATTCGTGCAAAAAGTTGGAAATGCCTATGTAGCTTCCGTAACAGGTGTTTATCCTGAAAATAGAGTGATTGCAAAAATCACGAATGCAAATCCAATGGTAGTAACAACATTAGTACAGCAAAATTATTATGTTGGTGATGTCGTAACATTTGATATTCCTAGTGTATTTGGAATACCTCAATTATCTGCTGGTAATAATGGTTTGCCATTTCAGGCAACTGTTATCGCTGCAAATAATGCTGTTGGTACGCAAACAGTAACGTTGGCGGTAGACAGTACAAGTTTTGGGGTATTTGCGACTAATAGCGATGCTACGATAACAAATCCAGGTCATTGGCCATTATCACCAGGTTATCCTTTTGGATTCCCTGTAATGGTTCCACAAGGCGAAGGAAATATTAATAATTTCCAAAGCTTTGGAGTTGTCCCAGCTCCATTGCCTTATGCTAACCAAGATGTCTTAAGTTTTGCAAAACAAAACATAGGCTCTAAAGGTATTTTGATTGGAGCAGGTACAGGAAAAGTTACATTAACTACTCCTGTAGCAGGTGATGGAATAATTGGATCAACCGTAGATAAATGGTATTGGAAAGCTTCAACAATGCAAGAAGCATATCCTCCCGTTATCTAAGAACAAATAATTATTTATTATTGGCACTTGGGCGGTCATTGCGGTGACCGTCCATTTTATTAAAAGGTAAATATGGGACGTAAAAAAGGATCTTTGAATAAAAAGATACAGCCTATACAGTTAGAATTTGAAAATAAAAAAGAATTTGATGAAAAAACAGAGGTTTGTATGACAGATTCAAATATTAATGAATTGACTAAAGGTAATGCAGAATTAGAGCAAATTCATCAAGAATTAGACTTAGCTCGTATCGAATTAGAGAAAACCAGACTTGAAATTGAAACGAAAAAGCAAGAATTAAAAACAATGCCTGTAGAGGTAAAACCTATTGCTGCCCCCTCCATTACATTAAAAAATAATTCTTTATCTGAAAAGATTGCAGAACAAAAAGTTAAAGATAATGAAATGGTTACAGGTAAATTTTATAATTTGAGAGCAAAAGGTCAGCAAGCAAAATTAACATATATGCACCATGCTGATGATCCTGTTAAATGGTATACTTTTCAACATGGAGAAATTTATACAATTCCTAGAGGCTTTGCAGACGAAATTAACAATCATTATCATACACCGCATTTTATTAAGAATGAAAGTGCAATTATTGATCCTAGCAATCCTGAGAGCGGTATTCATGCAGTGGATACAAGTGATAAAATGTATAGTTTTGTGCCTTTGAATTTCTAATGTAAAGCGGTTTTACATGGCGACGCCTTCAATATCATCCGTTCAATATTACCCTGGCTATTCACAAGCAACGGTAAAAGAAAACCTTATTTGGAAAACT